ATGGCCGTAGTCGCCGTCGCTGTGATACTCCCCGACAGCGACATTCCACGGCAGGTGCACGCGGAAGGTCGGGATCGCCTGGAAAAGAAAGGGTTCGGCGAACTGCGCCGCCACAAAGCCCATAACAAAATTGATATACAGCGGACCCCAGATCTCGCGCGCCGCATAGAACCGCTGGTGCCATCTGGTCTGCTGGTCGGTCTCACGCGTGCGCAGCGGGATCTCGTCGCGCAGCATCGACAGGTCCTTTTCGCCGAGCAGTTCGGTGATCAATGCCGGGAACGGGTATTGCGAGAGCGAATAGCTCAGCACCGAGTAGAGCGTGTCGGGTGTGATCACGCCGCCGCCCTCCGCTCGTACATCATCTGCAGCATCTGCGGGTACTCGACCCGGCTGGTGACGTAGTCATTGAACAGCGCAATGCGTTCGCCGAGCCCGCGCATGTCGAGCACCAGTGGGAAGTTCCACAGACCGTGGAAGCCAAAGCTGGCTTCGCGCCGCTCCCAGCCGGTGCGCTCACGCGAGAAGCGGTAGGCGACCTCATCGGGTGCCCACAGCAGGTCACCGCGCATCAGCGGCCGATAGTTGCGGCAGATGTTGTGATCGACCGGCAAGCGCAGTGGGAATTGCTCGCGGTGCTCGGCGAGATAGAGGCCGAGGCGCTTCGAGCGCAACGAGAAGCCGGCATTGCCGACATTGCGCTGGTCGGCGTACCACCAGGGTGCGCCGATATAGTCGTAGCCAAGAAACTCATCGGACCAGGCGGCCGGCCTGACGATCCAACTGTCCCACTGGATCATCAGGTAATGACTGGTTTTCACCAGTGGCGGCACGTCGTACCAACTGGCGCGGTCCCAGGCCTCGACGCTGCCGAGCGGGCCAACGTCGCGAATGATGCCGCCAAAATCCGCGACGGCGAGGCAGTCGCGCACCGACAGCTCCTGCAATTCGGCGAGCGGCCCCTGGTCGATCGCCACCAGGGTGACGTCGGGAAGGTTGAGCCGCATCAGTCCCCGCGCCTATCCTGCAAGCGCAGATCGCGTGTGATCATGAGAACCCCCTTGAGATGACAAAGTACGAAGAGCTGTGTCGTGCGGGCGCCGCCTCGACGGCGTCGATCAGCGGATTGAGGATCCCGAAATGACGCGCGCCGACCTCGCACGCTTGCTTGAGTGCTTCGAGCAGATCGAACAGCATGCCCGCGCCGCGCGGGAATTGCTGTTCGCCGCGCTTCGCAGAGTGGACCAACCACTGCCGCGGACCCGCGAGATGATCGTCGCGGTACTGCAGGCCGTCGACGCTCGCGGACAGAGCCGCGCCGGCATCATCGCCGCAATCCGCCGCGGCTATGGCGTTCAACTGCCGCCCAATACCGCGACGGTGACGTTGCACCGCATGCAGCGGGCCGGTGTCATCCGATGCAATGGCCGAAAGTGGTCACTTGTCACGGCACGAGTATCCGCACCGGAATGACCGCACCGCCCTGGCCGTGGTCGATATCGATGTCGCTGATCGCCTTGACCGTGGCGCCGTCGATGTAGACCGCGTGCACCAGCCCGCCGAGTGTCTGCGTCTGGTGCACCGGGTTGTCCGGGGCAAACGCCGCCTCGACCGCATCGATCAGCGGGTTGAGGATCGTGGCACCGGGCGTGTACGCGTCGTTGTTGTAGTAGACCAGGATGAGCCAGACCTCCCACCAGCGCTTCTTCAAGCCGATGTCGCCGCCCTCGGTCTTCTCGGGCTGCTCCCAGGTCATCAGACACGGGCAGTTGATCGCCTCGACAGCGGACGGGCGAGTGTAGCGGCGGGTCGTCAGCACAAAGCCCGGCAACCCGTCGACGAGATTGAACACGGCCTGGAAGACCTGCTCGCGGGTCGGAGGGCACGTCGCCATCAGCGGCTCGCGTCCTTGGTGTCCTCGACGACGATCAGGTCGACGAGCGGCACGTCCAGAAGCCGGTCGCCGTCTTTGCAGATGGCGCATACCTGGCCGTGGGCATTTGTGACATAGCCGACGATGCGGCCGCGCCGCGCCACCTTGCGGGCCGGCAGCAGCAGCGGGCGCAATTCGATGCCGCCACCGGGCAACGGGACCGCCCGGGCAATGTCGACCGGGCTGGGTTGCGCCTCTTCCCACTCAGCGAACAGCATAGGGTCCCCCTCCGTCAGGCGGCCGCGGCGAGGTCGACTTCGCCGCCGATGCCCTGAAACGCCGCGATGATGTCGGCCTCACGCTGATCGAGGGCGCTGCGCAGATAGGAGCGCTCGGGGATCCGCACATCGTGCGCCGCGGCATGCCGGGCGAAGACCTCGGCGCCGCCCTTGCTGACCCAATGCAGCGCCTGGGCCTGCACCGGGAAGATCTCCGGGATGTGAACGGTGCCGCCGTATTCGTGGATCGCCGCAAAGGGCGTGCCGCCGGCGGTGATCGTGCCGGTGATGACGTCGCCGCTGTCGGTGACCTGGGTGGTGATCTCGGCGACCGGCCCCTTGAACAGCCGGGCCATGTTGGCACGCGCCGTCTCGGCGACCAGCTCGCTCATATCGCGCACGACCTGGCGCAGGCGCTGCCGGACTTGTCCGGGCATCCTACCAAAGCGGGCGCGCAGGAGCTCGAGCCCCTGCATTTCGACGGCAAAGCTCATTTAGGCCTCCCCGGGGGGAAAGAGGATCGACTCGACCAGGCCGCAGATCGCGTGCGCGGCGATCAGGTGGAGCTGCTGGATGAGCGGGGTGATCAAGCCGTCGATCGGTGCCACGATCGCCAGATTGGAGAGCTGGATCAGTTGCCCACCGCCGCGTCCGGTCATCGCGATCACGGGGATGCGTTGCTTGAACGCCGCCTCGGCGGCGCGCAGGATGTTGGCCGAGTTTCCCGAGGTCGAGATCGCCACGAGCACCGTGTCATGATTTGCCAGTGCCGCAAGCTGGCGCTCAAAGACCCGCTCATAACCGTAGTCGTTGGCCAGTGCCGTCAGCGTTGCGGGATCGGTGCCGAGTGCGATGGCTGCCAGCGGTCCCCGGTCGCGCTCGCACCGGCCGACCAGTTCGGCCGCGAAGTGCTGGGCCTGGGCCGCACTTCCGCCATTGCCGGCGATCAGGATCTGGCCGCCTCTTCTCAGCGACTCAGCGATCACCCGAGCGCTGTCTTCGATGGCCTGGATAAAAGCGACGTCGCCGATCGCCGCTTCGATCACGTCGTGCGACTGGTAAAGCCAGGCCTCGATCGGGTTGCACAGCGAAGCCGGGATATCCGGCCGGCCGCGCGAGAGTTCGAGCAACAGCATCATAGGCCGGTCTCGAGCCGGCGCCGTTCGGCTTGGCGGCGCGGGTGCTGCCAGCACGCCCAATCGGGCTGGACCTCGGGCCAGTAGCTGGTGACGCCGAGTACCACAACGTCGGGCTTGGGCGGGATCCCATGGCCCGCCGCGGTGAGGACCGGCTTTTTCTCGACCGGCGGCCGCACGACGACGACCGCCTGGGCCTTCACCGCGCTTTCGTGGCAATAGAGCTTGCCGTCGTCCGTGTCGGTCTCGGCAAACGGGCAGTTGGCACAGCGCGGTAGGGCGCGGATCTCGTGCTCCTGCAGCGGAGCGTCCATCAAAACCCCCTTGGCATTGGTGAGACTGGTGCGACCGACTTGAACTGCTCGAGGTCCCGCTTCATCCAGGGGTTCATATCCTTCTGGCTGTAGGTAACCCCGTCGCCGGCGGCGGTGCCGATGTGGTCGGCGGTGACCCCCGGGTGCTGGCGTTCCATGCGGTAGCGCAGGGCCACCAGCTCGATGCAGGCCTGCTCGACCTCGTAAGGAACCGTCGCATAGCCCGCCTGATAGAGCAGGCTGACGCACTGCTGCAGGCGCGGGATCGGGTAGCCGGTGATCACCAGCTTGGTCGGCGTGAAGGTGTAGCCGGCCGGTGGATAAAACGTGGTCGGCAACGCGTTGACGAGCGAGCCTGGGGTTGGCGCAAACACGATCAGATCGCCCGACTGCACACCGGCGCTGCCCGCACCCTGGCTCATGACGACGGTGGTCGAGGTCGCCGATTGCACCGTCGTGTTCGCCTGGATCGCGTTCAGCGTCGTCGGATCGGTGATCGCCAGCCCTTGGACGATCCAGCTCGGCACCGGACCGGCAAAATGCAGCGTCGCGTTGGCGGCCGCGGTCGGCGCGTTGGTGGTCAAGCTGCCGCTGGTCTGCGGGATCGGCGGGATCGAGACGCCGGCAACCACGCAGGCATAGACCTGCTGGACCGGGTAATTGGCGAAGACGAAGCTGTTCGAGGGCGGGCCGTAGGCGTCGCGCAATTCGTTGTAATTGGTGAGCACGACATCGCGGCCGAGATAGCGCGCCAGAAACCCGCTCGCCGCGGTGATCAGCCGGGTCAGGATCGCATCATCGGTCGAGCCGAAAGTCCCCGTCGTGTTGAGCCACGCCTTGAGGTTGGCAAGGCTCGTCAGGTCACCAGCGGCCATGACGCTCTCCGATCAAATTTACTTCTGGCTCGACGGCGGTGGTAAATCGGCGGCCCTTGCCATAACCCGAAGTCTTGAGTTCCTCGACCGGGAAAAGCCCGTAGCCGACGCCGTGCAGGGTCGCGATGCCCAACGGTGAACCGGCGAGCTTTGCGCGCACCCGCATGACCATAAGTCTGAGCGTGACGATGTCACCGCCGTCCTCGGGGTTTGCCGCCGACCATTGCGCGAGAAACTCCAGTGGAACAAAGCGCCGGAAGCGCTCGCGCAATAGCAGCAGCAGCCGCCACTGCGAGGCCGTAAGCCGGCGGATCTCGTCGCCGACGACGATCGCGTGCCAGCGGTCGTCAATGTAGGCGTGCTCGATCGGCTTTCGTCGACCGCCGTCGATGGGCCCCCCGCAATGCGGGCAGTCCATTACCCAGCAGGGCGAGAGGGCGTTGTCAGTATGGTCGACCAGGCGGCGAGCGCTGCGGCGTTATGCTTCTTCAGCGCCTTCAGTCCGGTCGGGATTGCCTGGGGGTCGTGCAGCAGATGAACGCCAGTGGTAGCGATGGCATCGGCGTCGTCCGAATCCGCCCGCCAGGCGTGTGGCACCCAATCGATCGCCTCACTGGTGACCGAAGGAACACCCTCGGCCACACCGTCGGCGACCACCATGCAAAACGACTCGGTATAGCTGGGCTGGATCAGCAGCGACATGCTGCGCACAACCCGGCGGAAGGCCGGCCAGGACTGCCAGCCCGACTGCACGACCTTGGCGGTCGGCAGGTTCGCATAGAGCGCAAGCAACGCCTTAGTGATCGTGTCGCCGCCACCCTCGGCGCGCCCCGAGCTCACATTGAATTCGACATCGGCTTGAACCCGGGCGCCGATCTCGAGTGCCGCCGCACCAGCGGTCAGGATGTTCTTGAGTGGCCTGGTGGCACCGAATGAGCCGACCCGCAGGATCTTGCCCGGCGACCAGCGCTGCGGCACGGTCAGCGCCGAGCTGAGGTCGTACATATTCGGCAGCCAGCGCATCGGCGTGCGGTACACGGCTTCCCACCACTCGACGAGCTTCTGCGTATTGCCGCCGATATGGCAATTGATCGTGCTGGTCTGCAGGTCGCCAGCCTCGCGCAATAGCGTGACGCCGTTGGGGTCGGCCTGCAGAAAGCCGACGTTGGAATGGCTGACGACGGTGAACTGTAGCCCGTGCCATTGCATGCACAACTGCAGCAGATCGGCGGTCGGGATCCACGGCGCGCTGATCACGACATGGCTGACCGGCGCTTGGTTCTGCGCGCTCGTCGCGGCCAAGCTCTGTTGCAGCCGAGTATTCAGATCGGCGGCCGAGTGGATCGGCCAGACCTCGGTCCAAAAGCCGGCGGCGTTCAAGATCCGCGCATTGGTCAGCGCGGTGACCCCGAGGCCGATATGGCTGATGTGCTTGTGAGCGGCAAAGTTCTTGTATGCGATGACAAGGTGCGCCCGCTCGGAAGTCGGCCGCACGGGCTGCGGCAAATATTGCATGTGATGAGTCTCCACCGGCACCCGGCGCCAGCCGCTACTGGCCACCGAGTAAGGGGGGACCTCGGGAGCGAAGATACGCTGCCGGGGCCGGTGAAGCCGGGCGAGCCCGTGTAGCGGCACGGGCCTGTCCAGGTAATTCGGCGGTTACTTTTTGCTGGGCTTGTCGGCTGCCTCTGGCCTTGATGCGGATGCTAAAACCTCGGCTTCGCGCGGTGGCGGTCCGAGCGCCGGCTGCGGCCCCCCATCGGGGTGCTCGCCGTCGGGCGGAAACACGGTGGGACGGATCGCGCCGCCCTGTGCCATCTCCGGCGCCAGCGGCGAGAGACCAAGCGTTGTTGGGTTGACGACAGGCGCCGGTCGGCGTGCCTCGACTACCGGCAGCCCGGGCACGCCCTCCATGCCGTGCGACTCGGTCAGCTCGCGGACCGCCTCGACCGGGAGCCAGTTGTTGCCCTTCTCGTCGGGCTCAAAGCTCATCCCGCCCCAGGACACTGACCGCGGCGGGCCATCCTTGTACCGCAGCGCGACGAGCGGGTGGGCGGATTGAAAGATCACTGTTCCTTCCACGGGTAAAATCCTGCGTTGTGCATGAAGTGCTGGGCGTGCTCGGCCGGCATGTCGACGAGCCAGGTTGGATAGGTGCTCTTGTCGGTGTGGTCGGCGAGAAAGGGCCGGTATTGCGTGGTGCCGTGTGAGATCGGGTATTGCTCGGCGCCGATCGGTACGACGAGGATCATGCGAGCCTCCGTCTGATGCGGTGGCTGTGCTGCGCCCGGCGGCTCAGCATGCCATCGGCGCGCCGCTTGACGATCTGCGTCCACTGCCCGTCCGGCAGCTCGATCCCGAGATAGCCGCCGGACAGCAACGCCGGCGCCGGCCCTCTCAGGCGGCGCATTGCATCATAGGGGCCAGGCCCGCCGGTGAAGTAAGCCGGGTAGCAGAAATCGGTCAGCCGCACCGTCGGCCAGCGGTGTTTTGCATAGCCATTGCGGTCGGCCTCGACCGCGTCGCAGACTTCCTGCAGGCAGTGATACTCACTGTAGGGTGCCGGCAGCGGCAGGATCGTGTCGGCGTCGGCATCGGCGAGCATCTCGAGCAGCTCGTGCGTCAAGTCGATGGTCCACTGATCGCCGTATTGCATGGCGTCCGCCGCAAACACCTTGCCCTCGGGCGTGCCGGTGTCGTCGTCGTGGTAGCCGCCGGCGCCCGGGACGTCGGTGTGATCGAAGATGTAAAGCGGCCACATGCCGCTCGGCACCGCGTCTTTAAGGCCGGCGAAGTGCAGCGTCGCGGTGAACTGCCAGTGCGGCGCAAAATCCTCGCGGACCTGCGCTTGGAAGGCCGGGATGCAGGCCTTGATCGCGGCATCGGTAAGAACCGTGCAGCGGTTGACGAGGACGATATCGGTCATCGCGTTGGCCTCAATGAATTTGCTCGGAATCGGTGCCGGTTGGCGGGACGACGCTGACGTCGATCACCGCTTTCTGCGCGAGGTTGTTGATCGCGATGCGCTGCGCCATGCGGCGCGCTTCATCAAACGATGGCGCTTCGAGCGCGAAACTGGTGCGGTACTCGACCGTGGCCTGGAACAGCGGCACGGCGTATCTCCGGTTTGTGTGGACGTTGTGTTAGACAGCCCGTTAGCGCGGGCTCGGCAGGCAGGCCGTGAAAATAAAACCCGCCCTTGGCACTCCGCGTCGTGGCCAAGGGCGGGCCCGCCAGGGTTTCGCGGCCCCGGCGGGGAAAACTCAGCCGTTGGCGATGTTGGTGATCACACCCATCGCAAACGGGGCATAGACCGCGAGCACCTGTTCGGCATAGACGCCGACTTGGCGCTGACGGGTCACGATCGGCCAGTCGATCTGGTAGTAATCCTGCCGCGTCTTGACTTCCGCGACATTGGGAACCTCGTTCGACTGGTATTGGATGGGCAGGTTCTCGGCCCAGCCGATGATCGTCCCCGGCGGCACGCGCGGGTGGATCTTGATCGGAATGCGCAGCCCGCCGTTGATCGCAAACGGGTTGTAATAGAACTGAACGACACCCGAGGCAGTCACCTGGTACTCGCCGGTGCTCCCATCAGAGGGAGAGTCGTA